ATATTTTTACGAGGACTTTTATGGTCACACCAAACACGGTTGAGACTTCCTCTGAGAATGAATCCTCCCCGGCAATCGACGATTCCCTCCCTATAGGCGACGAACCTGTTGTTCCAGATAATTGGGACGAAGTGAAAGATGAAGTAACGGAAGAAGCAGGAACGGACGCAGTAGCGACGGAAGAAGTTGAGAGTTCTGGCGACGAAGCAATCTCCGACGATAGTACACCCGTAACCCAAGAAACCTCAGAGACAACCGAAGTAGAAGTATCGGCTGACACTGGGGAACTACCCGAACAAACCGCTGAATCTGGGAGAATGAGAACCCAGGAAGAGTGGTCGAAGCGGGAGTCAACCATCAGGCAGCGTGATGCTGAAAGAGAATCTGAAGTGCAAGGCTTGCGAGAGCAAGTGGCGCAACTTCAAACGACTTACGCAGATCAGGTACTGGATGCGGAAGTTCGTGGCTATGCACAATCACTGGAAGCCCAGTTGGTTTCAGAAGGCTACGATGATGCGGCAGCTAAAAGGCTAGCGACACAGCAGGCCAATGCAGCCAAGGCTTCGTATCAGGCTGAACAAAGGTCACAGGTTCTCGAACAGCAGCTTCAGCACGCGAACCAAGCTGCTGAGACAACTTCTAAGAACGCTTCGGTTAACGAGATGATGAGGCAGCACGGAGTTCCTGAAGCGCAACGAGCATTGCTTCAAGGGTATTCAGACCCCGCTCTGCTGGTAGAGGCGGCAAGGGTTCTCGGCGAAGCTGAGAATTTACGAAAACAACAAACGGAAACCAGGCGAGCAGAAGTTCCTGCCGGTGGCGAATCTAATACATTCGACGGTGGCGTTGGGCGTGGTGGCACTGTGACTGACCAGCAATGGTTGAACACGGTGTACGCAGAGGGCAATTCTAACGATCATGCCCGTGCGAACAAGATCATGCGTTCAATGGGAATCAACCTTGGCTAGTTTCAAGGGAAAATAAAAAATGGCAACCGGAATTACTATCACGGATAGTCTGAGCGATTCCCTACCAACGGTGGTGAGTGCGGCTCGACAGGTTCGTGAGTATAAAGGTGTAATGACCCAGGTCGTTGACAAGCAAACGCTTGGAGCAGGCGTGGGTAACAACTGGCGAGAGATTGACCTTGCCAAGTTGACTGCACAAACAATCACAGAGACTACTGAGGAAGATAACCCACAGGAACTCTCTGACAGCGCAATCTCAGTAACTCCGAGTATTATTTCGGTTCACACGGTTGTAACAGACCGAACAGCCCGAAACATCTCGAAGAATGTTTTTGCGAAAGTTGGCTCACTTGGTCAACATGCAATTGAACGACAGAAAGACAAGGACGGCCTAACTGTCCTTGACGGCGCATCCACTTCTCTTTGTGGTGCGGGCACTACTCTTACTGCTGGTCACATTGCAGCCGCTGCTTATCGCATTCGCGGCAACACGAGTGAGCCTTGGGACGGGCCTGTTGCATTCGTGCTTCACTCCTTCCAGATGAAAGACCTGTTTGACCAACTCGTAGCGGGTGTCGGCACTTACGACATCTCCAGCGGCGTTACAGCCGACGTGTTCAAGAACTCGTTTAACCTTCCTATAGCAAACGCACAGGCACACGTTGATGACAACATCAGCATTGACAGTGCGGATGACGCTATAGGTGGAGTATTTGCATCTGGTGCAAACGGTGCGATTATTTTGGTTCAGGCTCGAATGCCTTGGGTCAAGACTATTCGTAACGAGAAACTTGGTGGCGGTGCTACTGAGGTTCTTCACAGGGACGAGTTTGCTTACGGAGAACGCTCTTCAGGCAACTGGCTCTACGAAATCAAATCGGACGCAACTGCTCCTACATCTTAGGACAGTAAATCATTAGTCCCAAACCCGCCTTATCGGTAAGGGGACGAGGTAATAAACATGGCTATTAATGCACAAGGAGAGCCGGGACGCATCCGACTTTTCTACGACTTTTATGGTGAAGATGCTGTCGCTAACACGGCTGAACTCCGATCACTTGGACCTTTCTGTGTCGGTGGTCAGGGTAATGCTGAAACAGACGCCGGTGTTCCAACCATTGCCGGGATTCTTTCCGGTGCTGGTCGAATCACCACGACTAACGAAGACAACCACACTACGATGGTTGGCACTCAGGCAGCATTTGATGTTGCCCTTAGTGGAACCCTTACTCTTGAAACTCGTGTTCAAATGGAAAACCTCGATACTAAAGAGGTATTCATTGGCTTTTCAGACATTGCGCCTGAAACGCTTTCAATCGAAACGGACATCCTTACGGGTGCTACTGCAACGATTACGAACACTGCTTCGGACTTTGTTGGTTTCTTCCTGTCAGCGGAACTTAGTGATGACGAAGATTGGCACGCTGTTTACAACGGGGGCACCGCCTCTGCTGTTACAGCTTCCACGTCATTAGACCTGGACGATGATGCTGTTGCCGGTGAGTGGCAAATCCTCAAACTTGAGATTGCCCCTAACGGTGACACTCGTTGGTACATTGACGGTGACTTGAAAAAGACCGTTGAAGGTGCTGCTTCTACCTCTGTCAACCTTGGCCTTTGTGTCGGTGTTGAAGCAAAGGGAGCGGCTATTGAGACTCTTGACGTAGATTACATTCTCGTCAAGGCAAACCGTGACTGGAACGCCTAGTAAACAAAGCCCTCGCCCTTCGGGGCGGGGGTAATGTTTAGGCTAGAGGAATTGAATGATTGAAGCGATTGTGGCCTCTGTTAGAAATGACGAGCCTGCGTTCCTGTTGCGCGAGTACGACGCAGACAAGCCTGGGCATGGTTCCTACCGATGGCAGGAACTAAGAGTTGTTAGAAACGATAGAATAGCAACGTATAAAGAGCCTCTGGGAAAGTCTGAATGGTTTGAAGGTTCTCGACCAATCAATATCATTGGGGGCGACCCGAACTCTGGTGCGGCTTATGAAACAGTAGGTAGTCTTCGTGATCTGGCAAATGAAATGCGCTTGAGAGGATTCTCTGAAGACGCGTATGATGTATCACCAACAGGGACACCTGAACAATGGGCAGAGGCATATCACGATGAACGTGTAAAACGTGCAGCCCGAGAAGGAAAGCAATAATGGCAGTCACAAAAGAACAACTGGCAACGATGGCAGATATGAGCAACGAGGCTCTTGAAGGAACTTCTGTTCACGAACTTGCGTTAGAAGCGCAGGATGTCATTGACGATACGGACGTGAAGGAAGGGCAGTTTGCCCACACTCCTACAGCTAACGACCCGTATGCAATGATTATCGAAGAGGCGTCATCGGCTGGGAAATCTGTTGTGTATGACATTCGTAACGGCGAAGCATCTATTGTTAACAACAACATGCTTGCCACACAGCTTGCTAAGACAGACCCGGACACCGGCAAGCGTGTTTTTACAACCCGTCGCTCCGATGCTCCTGAAGTTGTCTCAGGCGAATATCTCTGCCTGCTTCACGAGGAACACCCTGACCGTGAGTTTCACAAGAGGCTTGGTTTAGGCACATGTGACAAGTCCAACCTGCGTACATTGCTTGACGTGAGGACTCATGCCCAAAATCGTCATCAGCAGGAATGGAGCGCAATTTACGAGAATCGTGACCAGGAACGGGAAGAACAGGAACGTCGAATAAGGGAACTGACCCTATCGCAACTTGTTGTTCCTGCCGCAGCAGACGCTGCTGCACAAGTGCAGGCTGCTGAAGTTGCTGAAGTACCAGAAACTTCGTTTTCAGCATATTCTGGAACGTGTCCTGACTGTGAATGGACAAACGATGCGGCAAAGGCAACATCACGAAAAACGGCATACTACAGGCACAAGTCTAAAGTTCATACGGCATAGAGGTGCGTCATAGCAGTTCTGATAGCGCAAACCAGGGAAGAATTAGCCGCATCCATTGGGTACCAATATGGGGGCTATGAGTCGCATACTGCCACATCTTCTGGCTCGACTTCTACTTTTGTTGACTCCGAGTTGGACGCCACGGATGACTACGTTAACGGCTGGTACTGGCGCGGGACGTCGGGAACCAATGACGAGGCAATCAGGCTAATCAATGACTATGCTGGCTCTACTACCACGGGAACGCTGCGTGGTGATGTTCTGGCAGCTACCGTAGCTGACGGGGATACCTACGAACTCTGGCACAGGGACTTAGACCCTACGAGGGTTCACAATGCTATAAACCGTGCAATACGTGCGATCCCAAGAAGAGGTGCCCCGCCGCTTCGTGATATCAGCCTTCACTCTTCCAGTTCAATAAAGACGTTTTCAATTCCGTCAACAACTGTCGGAATCTCTACTATCCAGGTACGTGTCAACCACGAAGAAAAGGTTCTTCATAATGCGGACAGCCTTTGGGACGAGCAGGGCACTGTCGGCAGCGTCACGTCATCTTTGGAAAGCGAAGACCGCAGGGAAGGTGCAGCGTCGAACAAGCATGTTTTAGCAGAAGGTCTGGGCACAGGGGTTATCATCGCCTCTCAGGATATATCAAGCACTGACCTGTCTCGTTATACGCATGTTGAGTTCTGGATGAAGTCTACTGCTGGAACGTCGGCAGGGGCTTTGCAGTTGCTGTTAGACAATACGGCATCGTGTGCATCTCCTGTAGAAACGCTCAATGTTCCAGCCCTGACCGCAGATACGTGGACATTTGTGCGGGTGGCCTTGGCTAACCCTGAGTTAGATACTGCCATCATATCGGTAGGGCTGAAGCACACTACCGACATTGGTGCTGCCACCGTGTTTATTGATGGTGTGCGAGCAACAGAGGACAATACCGGCGACTGGCTGTCCGTTCACCGTAACGCATGGACTGTCGATAAGGACGCAAGGACTTTCAGCCTTAATTACAACAACGCTCCTTCAGGGTCTTCTTATGCGCTTATCAAGTTACTGGGGGTAAAGAAGCCCAC